CGCAAACATATCTCGACCAATTTTCAACAGATAAATACTAAACGATTGAACAATTAGAATGTCTTTATTTAAAATTATTGGTGAACAATGCGCAGTTTCTCGGCCAGGTGGTTACACGGGTTTAATGCAAGAGGTGGTTAATTCTGCCAATGAACACTTTACTCCTACTGGACCCTACTTGGAGCAAACGAATTTCTATGAGGATGTGATTATGCCTGCCCATGATTATGGACAACGTGTATTTACTTCTTCTGCGGATAATTCAAAACCAAACATCTTAGTTATGCTGACTGATATCGTATCGGAATTATACGGTGATATCCTCAATATAACGGTAGGTGTTTACAATTTCGTTGCGAGCTCCGCAGAGATGTCGCTGCCTCAGTTTCTTATGGTGCTGAGAGTGGTGTTAGCTCTGTTGGGAATGGCAATACTTATAGCTATTGGAAACATGATCTTACGCTTCATGTGTAGAATGGGTAAGAAAACTCTAAGTTTGATTTTCAAATTTTGTTGTTTTCTCCTTCGTTTTGGACAGGGCAAAGTGATGGGACTGTATTACTATTTGTGGACGCTTCAGAAATTTAAAGCTAGCCCAGAAGGTGTTGTGATTTCTGACTCTGATAAAGAGTTGGTTACATACAATTCTATGGTTTGTCTTAGAATAAAATTTCGCGACGAATACCTGCTTATTCCTATAAAAGATGGACTAATGTTGGCCGCTGCAGGGGGTCCTCCCTCAGTTCCTCCTCCTAAATCGCAAGATATAATGGAGAAAGCTCTGGATGGGTCAACTATGCGGCTTAGCACTTCATGGCCTAAGGGTGTGGTTGCTTTAGCAACAGCAGAAAGTAAAGTAATGGGAATGGGATGTAGATGTAAGATAGACGGAAAGGATGTGCTGCTGACGGCAGCGCACGTACTTAAAGCTATGTCTTTTATCGTGGGAGATCTTTTCATGGTCAATGACGAGAGAAAGATGCCTTTCTCACGCACAGAGCCTATTGTAATGATTTCCACAGGATTGGATGTAGTCGCGGTAGAAATTAAAGCGAGTGTATGGACAGCTCTGGGAGTTAAACAACTTAGTTTCAATTTTGATGTGAAGTCTAACCCTATGGGTGTTAAACTTTATGGATATAGTGGAGGCAAGTTAGCGGTCTCAGAGGGTAGATATAGACCTAATTCGATTATTATAGTACATTATGCGTCAACTCAACCAAGCTGGAGCGGAACCCCGCTTATAGCAGACGACGGGAAAATCGTAGGTGTGCATAGAGCGGCAGGTCTTCGGGAATCAGGAAAGAGAGATTACAATATTGCATCTTCCATCAAATGGCTTGAGGTAAATAGAAATGAAACATCGAAAAGTGATGAAAATACAGCGAATCAACGCGACAAAGATATCAAAACTTGGGAAAACCGCAAGGAAGCCCGAGAAAAGAGAAAATTTGGCGATGAAAGCAAAGTTAATCGATTTTCAATAGAATATAAGGATAGAGATATAGTGGTAGCTGCTACAACGCAGAAGTACAACTACAATTATCTGCCCTTATCTGAACTTCTAGCTGAGCCCAATAGTTGGGATAATGCAATGAATGAAATGCCTGAATTTAATCCAGATGAGTATCTGGGGGATATCGAGTCAGTGTTATCACCTCTAACTCCTAAGGTAAGTTTTGGAAATAAAGGTAAAGCAATTCTACCAGCGATCATCTCGGTGAAACGCGAAGAACGTAATAGCAGAAATGAAACCGCGACTGCGAATGGAGTTGAAATAGTACCTTCGGGTCTAGCGGCGACTACCAAACCAGTAGATACGGATCTTCAGGTTATTATGGAGCAGAACAGTATGTGTTATGATTTGACAGAAGAGAAAGATCAGAAATTGATTTACGGCAGTAAGTTCTACGAGGCAGGAAAATCTCATGTGAAGTTTTACTTCCAATCAGAGAAACCTGGTGACGGGAAACTAAGATACGTGAAGAAATTTTCTAAATCTAGACCGGAAGTTTTAAATTATGCTTGGCCACAACGTACAGACGCAACTGAGAAGTTGTCAGTCGAAACGCACGCCACCAAGTATATGCCGGTTTGGAATCTCGAGATGTCAAAAGCGATGAAGAAATCGTTAGAATCTTATATTAAAGCTTTTATACCAAAGTATAGAATTCCAGACAGTTTAGAATATGCTCTCATCAAGAATAATGATGCTCCTTCAATTTGGAGAGAGAAATCGGGATTTAATGATGTTATCATGTATATAGATAGTTCTAGGAACCCAGGAAGTCCTTATGTTAAATACGGTACTACAAATGCAGTAGTTCTGAAAACAGAACTAGAGAGAATAACTAGCATAGTTAGAGCTAGAATGGTGATGTTAGGAGATAGCAAAACTGTTATCAAGGATAATCCAACAGAAAACCTAAAGGCGGGATTATATGATCCAATAAGATTCTTTAATAAATATGAGCCTACAAAACTAACTAAAATCGAAGAACACCGTGAGAGATTGATTTCCAGTGTTAGCTTAGCTGATCGCATAGTGAGTCAGATGCTTATAGCACCACTTAATGCGACTCAGAAAGAGAACTGGAAGACTAGTGATCACACTATGGGATTTGGGATTAGGAAAGAGGAGGATATCAAGAATGTGGTAGATAGATTTACCGAAACTTACTCTGACTCAAAGCTTCACCATGTGGACTTAGATGCCACTGCGTGGGACTGGCAGTTTGGAGAAGTAGGGTATGACATTGAAGCATACATAATTATGGAGTCTTGTATTAATCCTACTGTAGCATTCCTGAACGCAATTCAGAACCTGAAACAACTAGAGAAGAGGAAAATATTTCAGTTTTCGAAAGGAGACATGATAGCTCAAGTTACACCTGGGTTGGTTGCTAGTGGTAAATATGATACCACCCAGCAAAACTCAAACGTAAATGGGTTTCTTATGTATTACTTTGGAGCTGTTAACCGACGTGTTGCGGGGGACGATGGTCTCGCTGCGTTTAAAGCGGGTTTTAGAGAGCGGTATAGAGAGGCCAATATGAGTATGAAATTTAATGACATCGTCAAACAAGACGGAAAATTTGAGTTTTGTTCTAACTATTGGGGTATCGATAAAACCGGGAAGTATTTCAGTTATCCGGTCCATTATGAGAAAATGGTATTTAAATTCTTGTCGCAAAACTATGATAAATTAGCAGAGTTTGAAGAACTTAAGAGAGAGCTTAGCGATCACCCTTTGTTCGAGCAAATTGTGTCAGAAATAGAAGACTTAGAACTTCCTTTGGAAGAAGGTGAGGGTGCACCTATCCAAGAGGAGGATAATGGAATACAGAAATCGGCCTGACTATCAGGCCGACGTTGTGGGTCACCCTCAGCCGTGGCCCGAAATATATTTCGTAATAGCAAATTAATAAACAACGTTAAAAGTGACAAAATGGCTGGAAAGAAAAGTAAGAATAATGTGTCTGAACAAGACATTCAAGCAATTAGGAAGATTGTCGGACAAGGTGGTTACTACACTGAAAAGATGTTACCGGTTCTTCGGCGCGTGTTTCCAAGCGGAACTTTCAGCAAAGCTGGCGGTTTCATTGGTGGTAACGCTGCTGGGAGCGTTAATCCAGGTTTATCTAACGCGGGTTCTGCTTTAGGTGCGAGACTAGGTCAGAAATTGGCTAACGTCGTCGGATTTGGAGCTTATACCGTTAATAAGAATTCCTTGTTAAAGACAGCTAGTGTTTTGCCTGAAGGGACTGAGATTCCTCAGTTCATGAATTCAATACACGAAACTAGAATACAACACAGGGAATACATTGGTGACATAGTGGTACCATCATCACCGAACTCGTTCGTGAATCAATCTTTCACTATCAATGCTGCGAACTCAACAACGTTTCCGTGGCTGGCAGCAGTTGCTGCTAGGTACCAACAATACAAGTTCAATGGCTTGATATTTGAATTTAAGACTTTATCATCAGATATAACAGCAGGCGGGGCCTTAGGTGCAGTCATAATGTCAACCAATTATGATACGATCAAGAGGCCGTTTGCCAATAAACTGGAGATGGAAAACAGTGAATATGCGACCAGTGCAAAACCGAGTAGATCACAGATCCACGCGGTGGAGTGCGACCCAGCTATGACTCAGTCAAAACTTCTTTATTGCGCAGATGCCGGAAATGACGAGACCCTAGACATTGATCCAAGGTTTGCGAACTTAGGGAACTTCCAACTAGCAACGGTTGGATTACCAGGTTCAGCAGGCCAAGTCTTGGGAGAGCTCTGGGCTTCTTACGATGTCTCATTATTCAAACCCGATTTGGGAACACCTATAGATGTTGGATGGCAAAAGTTTACCGCGGCCGGAACAGTTTCGATTACCGCGCCGTGTGGGGACCCAGCGTTGTCCTTTCTATCAGAATCTGGGTACATATTGCAGGTTTATGATGCGATCTCCATTAAGATTAAGAAAAGATCTAAGTTATACGTAACGGCTATCTATGTGGGGACTGGCATTACCTCAACGTCCATGCTGGCGTACGCGAATTGCACAGTTTCTCTATTAGACCAGTGTTTTAGAGATCTATCAAATACGCTTAGCATAACGACTTTTAAGATAGAAGCTTTGCAAGATGGTGCTATATTTGGCCCAGCTTATACTGCTACGACTCTTAATGAGTTCAGAGTGCACGCAGTTAGCTACGAAGGAGCAGATGGACAATAAGCAATTAAACAGAACCGTAACCCTCGAGTAAATATGACCTCACAAGTCTATTGAAAGAGTCATGAAATAACGACCATGCGGAGGCCAGTGGGCAGCAGTTAGCGGGGCTTATCGACCCCCCC